CTGATGTAAAGACAACATTACCACCACCTGTTGTTGTGTAGCCGGTTATGTTATAGTGAGTACTGGTTGTCTTTACGACACCATCTACCTCTACTTTAACATCAGCTTCTTTTATGGAAGGGAAAGAAAACGACTTAGTTGCGTTCCCATCCCCAGTGTAATCTACGAATGTTGTTGCCATTTATTTGTATATGTTGAGGAGGGTAGCTGTTGTATCTCGCTTCTGACGTTTAGCAATTTCTTTTGCACGCTGCTCTTGTATAAGCTTTTGTACACCAGTTTGCTGACTAATTTTAGCCCAAGCCATTCTACGAGCTTCTTGCATAATCTTATCTATAGCTCTATTGTGTGCATAATCTCTAGCATCAAAATCTCCACGTCTACCAGATTTTATATCAGTATACATTTCTTCCATAGAAGCTAGTAGTGCAGGGTTCTTAGCCATTTTATTTAGTTTTAATTCTAAATTTAACTGGCCTATAGCCTGTTGGAATAAGGATCTAACTTCTGGATTATCTGTTAGATTTGTGCCGTCAGGGGCGTAGTATGTAGACTGCCTAAGATCATAACCACTGTTAAATAGAAACTGTCTACCTTCACTTTGCTCTAAGTTTAGAGATATAGGGCTAACAGCATTATAAGCTCTGGTTAAGAAATCCCAGTCTTTTAACGGCTTACCATTAAGTAAGTCATATTTTATAGGTAACTGATTAGAGCCGCCTATCTGTTCAGTAAGTAAGTTACGGTTACGTATAGACTGTATAATACCTGAGTTTATTTCACGCATATAGGGTGTAAATAGTCGACCAAGTTCGTTACGTAAACCGGCTAAGGGTACAGTATTGTTTCCTAATCCAGCTATAATACGACGAGCTTGCCCGGGTCTACCTCCGAATAGGTCAACAAAAGATTGTATACCAGCTAGGTATGACTTACTTGTAATAGCTTGAGCTACAACAAGAGAAACTTTACCTAATTGATTCTCAGTCCACTCTTCACCCATCAATTCACTAGCGTCACCTATATCAGCTATAGTAGACATGATAAGGTTAAACGGTTCAAAGTTATCGTAACCTACACGTACAGCACCAAGCTTTATTGTTCTAGGTTCCCATCTACCGTCTATCCACATCTGCCTTTTCTGCCTGTCAACTGGTCCATTACCGTTTAGATCTCCACGCATCCACGCTTGTACAGCCATAAATACAACACCAGAGCCTATAGCAAGTCGGCCTGTTTGTAAGGCACGAGCGTTAGCTAGCTCTTCTGCTGAGTTAATCCCATACTTAGATACGCTGCCTAAGTCGTTAGGATTGGCAAATGCAATATCGTTAAACTCTTTGACTAAGAAGTTAAAACCGGGGGTATACTTACCTGTTAGTGCAAGTCCGTTTACACCAGTTCTAGCAAATAAAAAAAATGGTTTAGCTAAAGGTGTAGCACTAAATACATCGTTTAGACCTTTTGCAAAGCCTGTTAACTCTTGTGTTAGTGTTACCTCTTTACGTGCAAACTTTGTAGCTTCGTCTATTATATTACCGTTTGCATCAAAGACCTGAGCATAGAAGTCATCTTCGTACGCTTTCATTAAGGCTTTATTTATATTAGGTAGTTCTATGCCGTTGCCTTGCATCTCAAGAACACTACGCATAGCTTTCTCACGCATCTTTGCACGACCTATGATGTAGGCAAAAGCATCATCAGTAGCGGCCATGATTTTAGTAGAGTATGTAAAGAAGTTACTGTTATTAGCCTGTCGTGCTATGTTTGCAACACGAAAAGCCGCCTTTTCTCCTTCAGTAGCTCTACCACTATCTTCAGCCCATCTACGTAATACTTCCCAGTTATCATCGCCCTGTGTAAATTCTGCATAACGTGTCTTTATATTTCTTATATCTCCAGCCCAGTATGCGTTTAGTTTAGTTCTAAATAAATCAAACGACTCTGGTATAGCTTCTACCATAGCATTTACAGCTGCTAGACTAGACCTTAGTGTAGCAGTGTCACCATCAAATGGGTAACGTATTGCAGCTCCTAATGCTGTGGATAATGGTCTTAAGAATGTTGCAGTAGATGTTCCCATAATAGCTCGAACTGGTGTTTTAGGACCAGATAGAATACTATGTGTTGTAACACCTTCTAGCTCTCTTATCATAGCACCAGTACGCTCAGGTCCGCCTTCTTCTAAGGCACCACCGAGTATGGTCTTTCTTGCCCATTTATCAAAGTCATCTAGTGAGTTGACGTTTTTCATCATAGAAAACGCTTCAAACACAGCCATTAACATGTTGTCGTCAGGATCGTCTTTAGCTATCTTTAGTACGGATAGTATAGACTCTCTAGCATCTTCCATCTCCTTAGTCAATATCTCTTCTAGTGCATTTTTTCTTGCCTTACCAGCACCTAATGCTCTAAATGAGTCAGACTTAATAAATCTAGCCTTCTTAGTATGATATAACGCTGTAAGCATAGTATCAACTACCTGTTTAGCTGGACCATCAATATCTTGTAGGTCTACTAAATCTGCTATTTCTCTACCAGATGTACCTAAGTCACGTAGTTGTTTAAGTAAAGTACCTTGTACTAAGTCAGCTATAACTACATTCCTAGAAGTCCAGTTTTCTATACCATCAATAACATCGTTAGTCTCAAACAACTCTTTTAGATACTCTTCTGGTGACATATCTATAGGATTTCTACCTTGTGTTATACGCTGATGTGCTTCTATAGATTCTCTAAATGTAGCTGCTAGAGCTTTTCTATCTCCTTTAGCTTCTGCTAATTCTTTAGCAAACTTTTCGCTACTCATCAAACCCTTCAGGATTCTTTCAACCGTAGCGTCGTCTGTACCGCCCTCTAAGGCTATTCGTTCTCGTTCTACTGGTGTTGTTACACTTCCGGCAGAACCTTCCTCTGAGCCCCATTGAGTACGTGTTTTTGACAACTGCTCTCTGGCTGTTTGTGGATCTACTTCTGATATATGTGCAGCTTGGTGTGGTTGAGATATAGGTGCATTTTTATCTGCCCTAAATTCTGTCTCGCCCCTACGTAGCTGTGCTAAACCGTTTGCTACAGTCTGATCTTTTATACTTTTATTACGCTTAGTAATTTGATCTATAGCTGGTTGTGCACCTTTTTTTAATGTGTAAGCTATGCCATCAAAGAACAGGCCGATGCCCATACCTTCGACAATGTTTTTAACTTTCATCATCACAGGATGGTCTGTATCTTTAGTAGATAGTGGTGTATCTACCCATCCGTATCTATCACGTAATGCACCTAAAGCGTTAGCTTCATCTGACTCTTTTGATATAAGGTCAGAAACAGCTCCTACAGCTGCACCTCTAATAAGATTACCTTTTGTTAGTGCAATCAAGCCGGCTGGAACACTAACTATTCCGGTGGCGGCTGCACCTTTAGCAGCTAAAACTGTACCAACAGCTAGACTACCAAAGTGAACTATTCCTCGGAGTTGTTTACCCCACCATGTTTTTGTTTCTATCGGGTTATCATACCCTCCAAAGGGAGTAAATTCTGGTTTGTATGTACCAGTCTCCTCCCTTTCTCTTTGCATTTCTCCTGATAAAGCATCTATTGTACGTTCTGGAAACGTAGCTATAGAAGATGCTGTATCTTGCAGACCGCCAGACAATATAGATTGTCCTTCTTTAATAAGTGCCTTAGCACCCCAAGTATCTGCGTTACGAGGGTCGTACTGTACTTCTTCAGCTTTTTGAGCTTCTTGAGCTTGCTCTTGTTTGGCGGCTTCTTCTGCTATAATTTGTTTTCGATATTCGTCTGCTGCTTGCTCCGCACTATCACTTAGATAATCCAGAGACTCTTGATCAACATTGACGTTTACCGAGTAATTTGAATCCGTCATAATTTTATGGGGTTACTAAATCCTTATACTCATCACGTGTGGTAACTGAATCTAATATAGCCTTAGCTACATCAGCTTGCAAGTTCTGAAACTCGTTGTTAGGCATACCACGTAGATTTGGAAAGAATTGTAATACTGCTTCTTGTTCTTGTATGTTTAAGTTTGTTAATCTTCTCCAGTCATTTCTACCTTCTGTAACTGCACCTGTAATACTGTTACTTTTATTAGCTTGTAGTCTCATGAGACCTATGACCATAAAGCTTTGTGTATCTTCATTAAATACAGCATCTTTAGATATACCAGCTTTGTCTACAATATCTATAAACTCTTGTGTAGAAAAATTATATCGACCAAACTTATCTGCACCTTTCTTAGCAAGATCATATAGTTCACCTACAGTTTTCTTGTCTCCACCTACTCGATTTCTATAGTTTACAAAGTTAGGTGGTGCTTGATACTGGTCATCTTTACGATTGCCAGCTGCGTCATGAAAGATTTTAAGCATTTCTGCTTCTTTACTTACATTGTCATCACCATTTAAAACAGTTAAGTTTTTTGTACTATTTGGAAAACTAAGTAAATAGTCTCTATCTTCAATAGTTAAACCATATTTATCTAAAGGATTTTTTAGTAATTCATTGTTTGCGTCAATACCGCCTGTAGCTTTTAATCTAGCTAAAGCATACGCTCTAGGGGTTGTACTTAAACCACTTGTAACTTCTTTAAAGTATCTAGGAAACTCTCCTTTAAATCCTCCATCTATATACTTAGCATAGTTTTGTAATGCTCTTTTCTCGTGTATTGATATAAAACCTGTTTGATTTACAACACTATTTATATCATTTTTGATTATAGTTTGATCTGCTCTTATATCTATAGGAGTTGTAGGAACAAGAAAATCATAATCATCTTTATATTTACCAGCAGCTAAATCAGCTAAAACACTCGGATAAAATTTAGCTATAGCACTATCTACAGTTAAATTAGTATCCATGGACATAGCACTTTCTACTTTAGAAGTAAGATCACCTAAAGCTTTTGTAGCCTCAATAGTCTCTATACTATTTAATGATGTTGTATTCATTCCAGACTCTCTTTTTGCTCCTACCCAGTCTTTTGTTATGTTAACTTTACCTAATAATGGATCAGCTTTACCAACCTTACCTGAGTAACTTTCACCACCAGCTGCTACAGTTTCGTCACCGAGTATACTAGAAGGAGGACGTAATCCAACTACTGATAGTCCATAACTTTTAGCATCTGCATAATATTCAGCTTCCAGTTGTGCTTTTTGACCATCAGTTAGCTCACCATCAGAAGATTCTAGTCTTAAATCTCTTGCTTTTGTTTCGTATGTTTTATTTAATGTAGTTAAACGTGCTGAGTTATCTTCTGTTACTTTCTCAAGTGCGTTTCTAAGTATAGTACCAGTTCTATTTTGATCTGCCTTGTTGCCTATATTTGCATTTATAAACCCTCTAACAGGTTTACCTGTAGATAAGTTAGTAAATAAAGCATCATTTTTAAAATATTCAATCTGAGATCTAGTTATCTCACCTGCCTCAGCTAATGCACCAATTCTTTCAACAAGATAAATAGCAGCTTCTTTATCATTTTTAAATCTATTGCTAAAATCAAATCTAAGTCTTGTGATAATGCCCTTTTCTGGGTCATTTAAACTAATGTTATTAACAGTTGAGTCATTATCAATCGCTGCACCAAAATACTCTTTTATATAATTATCAGTTCTTTCTGTTCGTTTAGTTTCAAAAGTTCTAGTATTAACAGCACTCCAGTTATTTAAAATAGCCTGTTTTCGTTTTTGTATTTTAGGATATAACTCTCTAATAAAATAAAGTTTAAACTCACGAGAGTTGGTATCAATACCCAATCGTTTTGCTTGAAGAAAAGCTACTGTGTATGCAGCATCTTCACCCTTCTCTACCACTTCGTTGGCTTCTGCTAAAGTTGGTTTATCACCTATATTTGAATTGTTTGCATAAGCATCTATACCAGACTCAATAGTTATCTCTAAATTATCTTTTAGTTGAAAGAGACCTACTTCTTCTGTAGTGTTGATGACTTTTGATTTATAAAAATCTAGCAGCTGAGGATCATCTTTTGCGTTCTCTTCAAGGAAAGCATTTTGCTCTGAATCACTAACACCATCTTCTAGTATTTTTGATTCTAATAACTCTCCTTGAGTTGTTTTAAATATCTGTTTAGCCTTTTTTTTATCTTCTCTAGCTTCTCGGTCAGCATCAAACTCTTGTTTAAATTTAGCAGCACTACCAAGTAGGTCAGCAATACCTTTTAAATTATCATTAAAGTTTTTTTGTTTAAGAAGTTCTATTTCAATCATTTGATTATAGAACTCTTTTGTGTCAGCTTGCTGTTTTGTTATTTCCTTATTTACAGCATCTGTTAAGTCAGGTTCGACTCTTGCATAGTTATCACCAGTTTCGGGTAATCTATCCCGTGGTGTACCTATGACGTTTCCGAATGATGATGTCATAATTTACAGTCCAAATAATCCTAAAGTTTTAAAGCTGCTAGCTATACTTAGTCCTGTTTGTGCAATTTGTAAAGCACCACCAAGTCTATTTGTTGGAGGCATCATAACTGGTGCACCATATGCTGGAGGTATACCAAGAGCTTCTCTAGCTTTAGCATTTGCTCCTTGGAACTTACGTTGAGATAAAGTATTAGCGTATGCTTGGTTTGTTCCCAAAACATTATCTATAATACTATCAACTTCTTTACGTTTAGATAAAAGTACTTGGTAATTCTTTGCACCAAATCTAGAGGATCTACCCCCTTCGTTTACTTTTTGTGAAGCAAAGTAAGCTCTGGTAGCATCTTCTACTTGGGCTCTACCTTTACCAATGGTTTTTAAAGCTCTAACATAAGCATCACTATTATCTCGTGAGTAACCTATGACGTTAGCTTCTTGTGCTCTTTCAAGCTGTGTTTCTTTGTTGAAGAACTTTAAACCTTCAGCTTGGAAATTTGCATCTTTTTCTCGAGCTCTTTGTTGAGCAGCGGCTCTAGCCCCTGCATTAGCGTCTACGCACACGGCAAAATTCTATAAATGTTATATTGTTCGGCCCATGTTTTAACTTGCGTAAAAACTTGAAGCCAAGAAAC